CATTTTTGAAATTATCTAATTATGAAAGACTTTCTATCAAAAGGAGGTAGAACCAGCGTACAGATATCCAAAATGGATGATACTGAAAACAGCGCAGTTTGGACTACTAAAAAGATTGATCAGCTGCTTGCAGATTTTGAAAATGGTTTGATTGATATTAAAACTATCAAAAACTCTCCATTCAAAGATAATGACCCAGCCTGGAAAAAGCCGAACCTTGTATTTGAATATACACCAGAAGAACTTGAAGAAATTAAGAGATGTAAATCTGACGTTGGCTATTTTGCAAATAAGTATGCACAGGTTTTAACTGAATATGGAGTAGAGCAAATTGTTTTACGTGACTACCAAGAGGAAATTATTAGAGCGTTTGGCGCAAATCGTTTTAATATTTTAATGGCAAGTCGCCAGATTGGTAAAACTGTAATGTCCGGCGTTTTTGTTGCATGGTATCTTATTTTTCATACTGATAAAAACGTCCTAGCCGTTGCCAATATTGCGTCTACTACAAAAGAGGTCGTTGATAAAATTAAATCTATTTTTGAAAATTTACCCTTTTTCCTAAAACCTGGTTGTATTTCAAATAACGTAATGTCAATGAAGTTTGATAATGGTTGCAGATTAATTGGACGTACTACAACTAAAAATACAGGTATTGGTTTTACCATTCACTTGCTATACATTGATGAGTTTGCTCACATTTCACCGGCTTATCTAGATTTCTTCTATCGAGCAATTTACCCTACTATTTCAGCCTCCACTACTTCTAAAATTATTATTACCTCAACTCCAAATGGAATGAATAGATTTTATGAAATCTATATGGATGCGCTAAATGGTCTAAATACTTATACTCCATTGAGAGTAGACTGGTGGCAAGTTCCAGGCAGAGATGATAAGTGGAAAGCTGAAACTATTGCTAACATGGGATCAGAAGAAGATTTTAATCAAGAATATGGACTACAATTCTTTTCATCTGATAGACTATTGTTATCATCTAAAGATCTTAAGAAAATCTTTAGCATTGCAACAAAATATGAAGAACCTCTTAATATTAATTGGGATCCAGAAGTACTTGCCTTAATGGAAGGAAATTTTACAGTTCACCCTAACCTAAAAGATTGGGACGAGCAAGATTTTAGAAATTCTCCAGATCGATATGTGTTATCAATAGATACTGCAGATGGAACAGGTAAAGACTTTTCAGTTATTAATGTATTTAAAGTTGCACCGCTTCCAATTAAAACATTAGAACCTATTAAAAATTTAGTTAAGTCTGAATTAGATTGCCTATCTCTTGTTCAGGTTGCAACTTGGAGAAGTAATAAACAGACAATTAATGAATACGCTCAAGTCTTAGAATATTTAGTGTATCGACTATTTAATTTTGAAAATCTTAAAGTCTTAATAGAATTAAACCATAAGGGAGACTTTATCCTAGATAAGATTGCAAACAATGAACAATATTGGCCAGGTCAGTTAATACACTCTAAACACACTGAGGCAACTAAGCTCCTTAAACCTGGACTTAAGCTAAGCGTTACTAATAAAATTAAATTTTGCGAAAGATTCAAGTACCATGTTAACGTAAATAAGATCTTACCAAATGAAAGTAAAACTGTAATGGAATTAGGATCATTTGGGCGATCGCCTAATGGAACTTATAGAAGTCAAAGTGGAAATGACGACTTGGCAATGACGTGTGTCAACACTGCAGCGTTCTTTGACTCTCCAAGTTTTCTTGAATTAGGAACTGAAGTTTGGGATAGTACCAGTGAAGAATACAAAAGAGATATAACTGAAAAAATCTTGAACTCTAGTCAAGGAGATGGTTCAACCAAGATTAGCTCAGATTTAGTAGGTTATCTAAACGATACTCCACAATTAAAAAAACCAGGACAAAGACAAGTATTTGATGAAACTTATTTGGATTCATATAAGAAAACTTTATCAGGATTTTATGGAGATCAAAAAAACTAAATATGAATGATTAATTTTGACTTAACTAGAGACAGAGACGTCATTTTTAGACGAACAATTGCAGCAATTCAGCATGCAATTAAGAATGATGTAGATATTGCTGAGTTGCCTAGTGTTAAGGTTGCTGAATCTGAAATTGATGCATTCGTTTTACGAGATGGATGGGAAGATGCAATCGAAAAGGCAAAAAAGCACTTTGAAAAAATTGAAGACTACGAAATGTGCCATACTTGTGTGTCACTAATCGAGGAAATTAAAAAATCAAACTAAACTATGCAAAAATCAACAAAAAGAAGAGGATCTTCTGTTCAATCTATCCCAGATCTATTAAAACAGGTTTCATTAAAACCTTCACAAAAGGAATACTTTGATAAAATAATGAACAATGACATTACATTATGTCACGGTCCAGCTGGAACAAGTAAAACATTTGTTGCATGTTATGCATCAATGAAACTACACACTGAAGATAAAATTCAACGAATAATTTTGTCCAAACCTATTCAAGAATCTGGAGAAAAGCTTGGATTTTTGCCTGGAGATATTAAAGAAAAAATTGATCCATTTATGGAAAGTTACCGAACCAATCTTGAAAAAATTATTGGTTGGGATAATTTAATTAAATTAGAAGGCGATGGGCTTATTGAATTTAGACCACTTGCCTATATGCGTGGAGCAACCTTTGATAATTGTCTAATGGTATTAGATGAAGCCCAAAATGCAGATTTTCGCCAGTTAATGTTGTTTATTACCAGAATGGGTAAAAACTCTAAAGTTCTTATTTGTGGAGACGTAAGTCAATATGACATATCAAGAGACAAAGTGGCACTTCCTAAATTTATTGAAATGATGGATGGTATCAAAGGAATGGGAATTCATACATTTGGCGATTCAGATATCGTTCGTAATAAGATTCTAATAGAAATTACGGAAAGATATGAAAAATGGAAGACCAATAATAAAGTTAATTGGTAAATTAGTAAAGTACAATAACTCTATCTAGAAAAAACATTTTATGACCGGAAACAAAAAGGTAACAGGATACGAAGATTTAAATCGTCGACTCAATGATGAAATGCAGCAACTCGCTGAAGCAATTGTTGCTAAAAAGTTCACAGAACGAGACAGGAACAGATTAGTTCGAATCATGGAACCAAAACTTAAATATTTCATTTGGAAATTTTTTAATGATACAGATGAAACTGAAGAGGTTTTGCACAATACTTTCTTTAAGATTTTTAAATCTCTTGATAGTTACAATCCAAAATATCGATTTACTACTTGGATCTATACTATTGCCAGAAACGAATCTCTGCTGCATTTGCATAAACTTAAACAGCAAATGACAACTGATATTGATAAAATTGGAAATTCCTTATTTCTAGTCGATGACAGTCGAGATAATCTAGAAAAAGAAAATTCTTTGGAAAATCTCTATACTGCAACTATGCTTGCAATAGAAGAAATGCCCGAATCTTTGGAAAAATCTATCTTAATTGATAAAGAATTAAACAAAATGAAAGGTGCTGATATTGCAGATAAGTATGATATGAATCTCAATACAGTTAAAACTAAAATACGAAAGGCTCGTAAAATATTAAAAGATTCAGTTTTGGAAACAAATCCGGAACTGGTAGAAAAAATAAAGGATCTTTTCTAATGAAATACTTAAATCCAATAGTTTTTATTAATAAACTAATCTCCCTAATCAAGGAGTTAGTTTTATTTGGCAAGTACTTATCAATAGTATCTGAACTTGAAAAAAATGGCGAACTTGAAAAATTAAATTTGAGACGAACCAGGTTGGGTCGATTATATTATGTTAAAAACCTTCAGCCAGAAGTATTACTAAATACTGATGATCTAAAGGGATTTGAGATTATGCAAGTAAAAGAGTCTTTGGCTGATTATAATGATCCAATAACACGTCTTGGTATAATTGATTTTCTTAAAACAGGTTTTCGTAGAATTAAAACTCCAGATGTTTATGGATATTTAGTATGGATGGATTTTGATTTTAAGCAAGTCTCGCTAGAGAGAATTTTATACATAATCGTCTATCCAATCGCTTTATTTTTAACAATTATGTTATTTGTTGTGCCAGGTCTCGGACAAGTAGACTGGTCCCATGTTTGGAATACTATAAATGGCAAATAAATAACAGTATCAAATAATCTTAAATTATGAACAAAGCAGAACAATTTTTACAAAAACACGGACTAAAAGTAGTAATCTTTTTATTAGTTTTAACCTATATGAAATCTTGTGGAGTGGACCGTGAAGTTACCAAAGTTAAAAAACAGCTAATTACACTAGATTCACTAGCAACTAAAAAGGATCTTGAAATTGAAGGCCTTAAGGCTGAAAAGCGTATGATTCAAGCGACTGACCGCAAAATGCTAGATGTTCAGCGCCAATCTGATATTGACGTTGAATTGAAAAAACTTGGAGCTCAATAATGAAATCTAAAGCAACCCATTACTTTATAATTGGTTCGTTTGTTACTCTATATCTTTTAGTATCAATTATTTCAACAATCCACGTAGTAGACTTTTTTAAATTGTCTAATCCTATGTGGCTTGCAGTTTCACTTGCAATCGGCTTTGAAGTTGGAGCAGCCGCTTCTCTTGCATCTCTTA